ATCGTCATCGTCGGGGATCGCGCCGCCGTCCGTGAGCCAATCCTTGAAGTCGCCATACATTTCCGCGCGGCGGTTCCACGGCCCGGCACGCTTGGGCGTCGCGAGCTTGTGCCGGCTGGTGCCGCCGAAGTCGATCCCCTTCACGATATCGGCATAGTGCTTGTTGATGTTGCGCAGCGCTGAAACGATATTCTGCCCCATGGAGCCGCGATCCACGCACATGCGGTTCGGGCGATCCTCGTCGATAATTTTGGAAAGCCACGCCACCGCTTCGTCGTGCTCAAGCTTGTTCCGGTGCTCGATTTTGATAATCATATCGCCGCGCCGCCACGCTACCGCGAAACGGTCGCCGCCCGCGCCGGCTGGATCGACGCCGATAATCAGCGGCGCGTCGGGCACCTCGAATTTCCGCTTGCGAGCGCGCAGCACGAGCGCCGGCTTGATAAAGCTGTCCGTGTCGGCGCTGGCGAACGCCTCGGTAATGTCGATTGGGTATTCCTGCCGGAATTTGCCCGCCGATCCTAGCTCGCGGGTCTTGGACCGCCGCCAGAGCATTTGCGCGTCCGAGAGGCCGTGCATTTCCTGATATTCGACTTCGGAAATGTCGCCTTCTTCCTCCACCTCGCCATGAGGGATAAATTCGCCTTCCTCCACATATTCCGCCTGCGCCGTCCAGGGCACGAAAACGTGGCGATAGCGGCCGATGCGCTGCATGGCCTCGTTATAGCGGCGGAAAAAGCTGCCCTGCGGGCCTGCCGAGGTCGTTTCCAGCCAGATTTCGGACGGCGGTTTCACCCATCCGTAAATTTCTCCATAGCCCTTCTCGAACGGCAGCGGATTGGCCGGCTCTTTCCAGAGGATGCCCCAAACGCCGCGCACTTCGTCCACGGACTGCACCGACGAGGAAAAGTGATCTTCCGCGTTCGTCCACCATGCGGCCTCGGACCCGTGGAAGAACGTCACGGCGCCGCCGCGTCCGCCGGCCTTCTGCCCGGCCGTCGCCACGGTGTAGGACGACCCGCGCTTGACGAATTCCAATTCCTTCGCGTTGTCGGTGCCGACCGCAGGCGGGAATGGGTGCTTTTCCTGCATGAGCGCGGTCATGTCGAACAGCGTGTTGGACGATGCCATTTCGTGCGAGAGAATATAGGCGCGTTGGCGATCCCATAGCGTCGTGCGCCAATAAGCGCGGGCGGCGACATAGGTCGAAAAGCCCTGGCGCCGACCCTTGAGGCCCGCGAGACGCACCCAACGCTCATCGGCAAGCTGCGCCTCGGCCGCTTCGTGCAAAATCTCCTGCGCGGAATTCAGCACGAGCGGTTCGAGGTCGCCGTTTTTCGTTCGGATGCGGATCACGTCCCGAGCGAAAAGCTTGTAGTCGGCTTTCCAGCGCGCAGCACGCAGCGTTAGGAAGCGCTCGCGGTATTCGTCGGGCGAGACGCCGCACGCTGCGGCCTTGGCTGCAATATCCATCTTAAACTCGATATTCCGGGCATGAGGTCATGTGCTTGTCACGGCCGATAATGCCGGCTTCGAGCGGCGGACAGGTGCAGCCCTTGGGAATGACTTCCTCGGGCTTTTTCCGACTGCGCTTTTTCGGCGTTTCACCCGTGAGCAGTTCGCCGAGCACGGGGAGCTTGTTTTCCTCGTTCACGTTGGCGGGCGGCACGATGGAAAGTGCCGGCTTGTCCTTCGTCGCGAGCGGCGCCGGGATATTGACCGCGAATTTCCGTTCGGGCGGCATCTGATTGGTGCCGCCGAATTCCTTGAGCACCCAAATGATGAATTCGATATTCGTGTTGAATACCTGCCCAAGCTCAATCGCCGCTACCTGCACGTCATCGCTGCCGTTCGCTTCGATCAGCCGGCGATAGGCGGTTTGCAGGGCGATGCCGAGGTTTTTCGACGCGACCTTGCGCGCCCGGCCGGCGGGGAGGGGTTTCGGGGCGGTCATAGGTCAAACTCCAACGAATTCTGGCGGGGATCGGGCTTGGGCGGCTCTTCGCCGCGCAGGACAGATACGGCGGTGTTGAGGTCCTTAATCAAGCCGAGGCCGGCCCACGGCAGGGACTTGTCTTGCCCAAGTCGCCGTGCCCATTCTTCGAGACGTTCCGTGAGGCCGTCCCGCTCTCCAAAGCGGTCATCATACATGGCAAATGTTCTCCCTTTGCCGGTTAGAGGTCGTATTGCTTCGGCACTTCGGTAAAATCAGCGTCAATTGCTTCGTCCAGCCGTTCGAGCCGGTTGATTGCATCGTCGATAGTGATTGTCCCGCTCACATCGACTTGCTGACTACGCGAAATTACTTTCGGCAACAGTTTTGTATAGAAATCGGTCGGATTATCATCCGCCCATTGCGCCATGCGCGGCGCCCCGCCGATCATTTCAAACACGGACAGGACGACCGCGCCCGAGAAGCGGCCTAGGTGCTGGTATTGCTCGGCCGAGATCATCGGCAGCTTGGCGAGATCACGCGGCGGCTGCGAAGGATCGGTGCGGGTTTTCGGCAAATTGGCGACTTCGTTCGGCATCGGACTATCCCATGGTGCCGAGCGCGGATGCAGCGACGGCGTAAATCTCATCATCGCTGATTTTGCGCGTGGCGTCACCATATTCTTCGCCCATGGGCCAGAAGATATGCGCCCGGCCGTCCGAATGAACCGGAATTCGTTCGAGCAGCGTCACCGTGCCGTTAAGGGCGGTCGTCTCGTGAATTTCCTCGGGGTTCTGCCGGTAAAAGTCGCCAGCGTGGTAAACCTCGCGCCGTTCTTTCACCAGCGGAACGACTTGGGGCGTCCCTTCGAGGCCAGCGTAGTCCGCGCAGTTGATGCTGCCCTCGTTGAACAGCACGGCACCCTGCGATTTCTTGTGCGAGCGGTGCCAGCGCGTGTTGACCAACTGGCCGGCGCGGACGTGGCTGAAAAGGCCCCACGGGTGATCGTGCATGAGGGAAATCCCCGGCACGCGCAGCATTTCGTGATAGACGTTGATGCGCCAGCGCTTATCGGGGTCGATATAGGCTTTCATGAAGCCGATGCCGTGGCCGCGCCAATCCAGTCCGCTTTCGAGCGGGAAAACGAGCAGCTTGCGGATTTCGTTGTCCGTGATCGGGGGAGTGCTCATGAGAATTTTCCACTTTCTCTAATCATGTTCATGCCTTCGAGCATTACGCCCATCTGGCCGTGGTGGCGATAGGTTCCTGCTTGGAAGAAACGGGTGCCGCTGCCGCCGTCTGCCGTGTCGCGGCCGAAAATGACGATGCAATGGTTTGGCGGCTCGGGATTTTGGTCAAACCATTCGGTTGCGACTTCGAGCGCCGAGCGCGGATTATGGATTGCCGGGTCCTGGCGCTTGTAAAATCGAGCGGACGCGAACGAAGTCACATTTTCCGCAGCCGCCGCGACTTTTTCGTGCTTGCCGCTCAAATCGAGTTGCAGCGCGCATTCCTGCGCAATGTCCACAAGCAAATCCTTAGCGGTTTTTGCTATTTCGTCGTCCGTTTCCGACGCAAAGAAAATTTCAAGGTCTTTGAACATCACGCCGAGCGCCATAAGCTGCAAGGATTGCGACGGGGACAGCGTGACGCCTACCGCCGGCATGGAGTTTTCGTTGTCCCCGTCCATGTCAATTCTCCGCGCGCTTTTCGACCGCCTCAACGAAGCGCTCGGCGAGGCGACCAAATTCCGCCAGCAAACCGAGGCCGAGCGTGAGCGTCGCGGTTTCATCGTTGGACTTGATCGCTTCCATGAGCGCGCCCGTCATTCTATCCCAATTGTCCATTTCAGTGCTCCAAAAAGGCGACGTTTTTCGTGGTTGACCAGCAGGCCCCGCACGTCGCGCAGCAACGGGTCTGTCCGGTTTGCTCCGGGCACTGGAAAGCGTTCGCTGGCTTGCTGCTCGCCTCTCCGATGCTCACGGTTGACATGGTGGGCCTTTTTCCGTCCGAAAATCGGATCATGGAGCGGCCGGGGAATTTGTTGTTCATATCGGCGAGCGCATTGCCGACGAATGAGCCGATGGGGAAGCCATCGGGCTTGCGCCATGGCTGGCGGGCCGTGTAGCCGAATACCGCGAGCCGAGGGTGCGTGTCGAGCATCCGGTGCCAGAAGAGCACATAGGGCACGTCGAAGAAATCTCCGAGCGCGTGCAGGCGGATGAGCACGCCGGCTTTGTGCGTGGGCAGGCGCAAGAGCCATTCGATTTCTTTTTCCAGCGTCGGCAGGAAATCGGCGTCGGTATGATCGATGCGCTTCGCATAGGGCATATTGTTGCCGTAGCAGCTTTGCCAGTGCTGGCAGGACTTGGGGCAGGTTTTCCGCTCTTCGAGCGATAGCGTGTAGATACGCTTTCCCCGGTGATGACCCTTGCGCACGTCGCGGCCGATTTTCACGTTCGAGTGCCCGGACACGAGCATGTGCTTCATCTGCGCAACGCGCTTGACCGACTTCCCGAATTTGGTCCGGCCCTCTTGGATAAATCCAGCTTCGAGCCCTGGCAGGCGCGGTTGCGTCCGGCGCCGGCTGTTGTGGCCTCGGTCGTCGCGGACGTAGCGTGTGAGCGTTACATCGTCGCCCATAGCGAGAGACGCTAGGCGGTAGTGCCCGAGGACTTTCGTCACGGCGTCTCTCCTATGCTTTGAACGTGTTCCAGAATTCGACCCCGGCCGGCGTCACGTAGAGCCGATTGGGGATGGTCCGCTTGATCTCGGTGCGGCGGTCCTCCATGAGCCCGTGGCGCATGAGGCGGTCGATATTCGATTGGACCGACGAACGATCCTCAATCCCCATCATGTTCGCGATTTCCTTCCCGTTGCTCCCCGGATGGGTCATGACGGTGTAGAGGAAAATCACGTCGCGCGGTGTTCGCTCCGCTTTGTCGAGCATGTGCATCTTTGTCAGCAATGCTACCGTAGGGGTAAGATCGTTCGTCATGTCATCACCTTGCCGGGCTGCGCCCGTCTTACGCTTCGGGATTTTCGACGCCAGCGCTAGGCTCCGTCTGTTCCGTCGCTGTCTCCGATTGTGTCTCGGCGGCTTTCTTCGCTTCGGCCGCTCGCTGGAATTCCATGTCCGCTTCTTCCGTCGAAGGGATCGTGGACCTTTCCAGGCGGGCGATCTCCTGCCGGATAGCCGTGCAATTCCTTTCGTATCCCGGTGTGCCGTCCCGCGCTGCGAGTTTCTGCCGCAGCCGCAACAGCCGCGTCCCGGTAGCTGCGATTTCCATGTTGCGATCCATTTTTCCGTCCTATCGGCATGTTAGGCGCTCCCGCACGCGGATTGGAAAATCAGGCGAGCACGGTCGCGCGCTGCACCTGCTGTTCGAGATAACACACGGACGCTTCCAGCGAGCCAAGCTCGATGAAAAGGCGGTCCACGGCCGGCGGGCCTTTGATCGTGTTCGCGGCGGATACTTCCTTGCCGAGATCGCGGGTATCCTCTCCCCGGTATTCCTCGCCGACGAGCTTGTTGGTATGGGCGGCGAGGTCGTCCACGGCGCACAGGACCCGAGCCCGGAGATTAGAAATCTGCTCGGCAAGCTGCGTCATCGGCGGCACGCAACGGATATCGTCGCCGAGCATCTTTTCACCGTCCGCATCCCGAGGCGCCCGATCCTGTTCGGCGCTACGCTGCGAGGCCACGGCCTGTTCGAGCGACGAGCGCACCACCCGGCGGGGGTCTGCATAATTCCGGTCCATTTGAATTCTCCCATGTTTGCCTTGCTGGCCGTGGACTTGACGTGTTCCACTCTCTTCATGACGCAATCCGTTTCGATGCGCAAGGGCAAAAAGAAAGGCGACCGTCCCGATATGGGAGAGCCGCCTTTCTCTTTTCATAGGAGAGGATGCCTGAAAGGCCCGCCCTCCATAGACGGGGGATTAGCCCCGGTCAATATTGGCCGAATATTTGTCCGCCTCGGGGCCGAACAGGGTATCGAGGAAGATGCCGGCCATGGTCGCCTCGCTCACTTCGATCTCATCCCCGGAGCCCGACTTGCGGACGAGGATATTGCCGTTGCGAACGCCGAAGGTGATTTTTTCGCCGACGCGGAATTCACCCGAGTTTTGCAGGCCCGAGGAAAACACGGGATTGGCGCCCCGGTGCTCGGCATTCAGGGGATGGTCCTCGGCCGGGGCAGGGGCCGCGCCGCCGATGGGGACGCCGCTGTCCGTCTTGTCGTTCTTCGTGGGATCGCCGGGGTTGCTGTCCTGCTGGCCTTCGAGGCCGGTGCGGGCGCGCTCGTCGATCTTGTCACGGGAAACGTCCGGGGTGCCCTGGGAGGGGGTGCCGGCGCGGGAAGTTTTGTCGTTCATAGTCCGTCTCCAAATGAGTAGGGGTGCCAGCCTCCCGCCAAGCTGGCACCCCCCTCAACGGCCGGAATTAAATCAGGTTCCCTAGCCCTTGAAAAACTCGGGCGGGCTCTCACGGAAATCCCCGATGACGTGAGGGTCGGAGCGGCCTTCCTCGGGGTCGATTTCCAAGCGAACGCCCTCGTGCGCGTCGGCGAGGTTTTCCAGTCGAGCGTTCAGGATGCCCAAATAGTCCTCCATCGCGTCTTTCTGTTCGACGAGCATGGAAACCTGCACGGGCGAGGCACCGACCTGTTCCCCGGCGAGGAAGGACTTGAGCTTGTCCAGCCGGCCTTTCAAGTCGTCACGCTCGGCTTTCAACCGATCCTCGAAAGTCGTTTCCTTTGCGCCGCCGACATTGGCTCGGACAGCGGCGTCCTTCGCTTCGAGAAGCTTGCGCAGGGCTACCGTCCGCTCGGCGTTGCGCGGCAGCGTCGTGACCAACAAAGAGGCCAGCGCGCAGAAGGGGGACGAGGCGGATTGGAGCGCCGCAGGCAAATGGGCATAGTGGAAGAAATGGAGGATGGGGTCGGTCGAGATTTGCTCGGCGGTGAAGTTTGCCGGGGCCGGGTGGATACCGTTCATTAGAATTCTCCCATGGTTAATGACCCGCAAAAATTCCGGGGTCGGGGGTGATGCTCTATCACCGTTGCAATGGATTAGAAAGCCCCGAAATGCGGTGTGCGCGGGGTGATGCGCTCGGGGATTGGGATGCTTACGTAACGTAAGGGACATGGGAAAATTATCTGTATCGCATACGGCGGGGAGGCCCGGCCTTCGCTGCGCGGAAAAGAACCATACCCCCGGTCGGCTGAAAAAACCCTGGCGGGTCCCCTTTCCTCCCCTTGCGTGAGCTTGCTTGCCCTTGCGTAATCATATGCATGTCCTCAATGGTGACGTTACGTCATGATCTAATGCAATGCTCACGCTACGTCAACAACTAAATTCATGGGCACGTTTACGCTTCGTTAGCTTTTGGCTGCTAGACGGGATGCAGACGCACGAAAGGAATTAGAAATGCCCGAGCTTATGCAGAACCTCATTGAATTGTCCGTGATATTGGGACGCATGGCCGAGCCGCTGCCCGAGCCCGTGGCGGAAATCGTCCTGGCTGGCAATCTTTGGGATGAATTCGAGCCAGATGCGGACGGGATCACGCATATTTGAGAAATTCGGGCGCGGGTGAATAATAGAAAGCCACGGGACGCGCTCGAAAACCGGATTGACTGAATTTCGAGAAATCGATTTTTAGAATTCTTCAAATATTTTTAGTCACCCTTAACAAGCGAAGCGGAGCGGTGGAGCGCGTAGCGCGGAGCCGTGGAGCGAAGCGATTGGGATCATCGATCACTAGCCGCGCACGCGCGTATAAGCAAAGCCTTAGCTCGCCATGCCTAGGCAAAGGGGTGGAATAAGCTGAACCATACTGATTTCGGGTAAATCCGCCATTAATCACCATTTTTCGACGCTGCGGCAGAATTCATTTGACGAGCCTTGAAATAGTGTGCAAAGGGGTGGAATAAGCTTTTCCATACTGAACCCGCTTTCAACGGAGCGACACAATGCAGACGATATTTGAAATCTTTAATCCCGTGGACGGCAAGACCGAGGGTTTTCGTCACACGGAAAAGCGCGCACGCGATTTGATCGCGAATTTGGAGCGTTACGGACATATCCGCGATTTCTTGCCAGCAAGCGCCGATGGCTTCTATGTCGTCGATATGAGGGATTGCGTGAAAGCCGGTCCTTTCGCCGACAAGAGCGAAGCCAGCCGCAAGGCAGATTTCGAGAATATGGCGAACGACTATAATTCTTTCTCTGTTGTGGAGCATCGGATATGACACCTCGTTTCATCCTTCCCGCGAATTACGCGGAACGCGATATGATGCTGGTCCTTTCCCGCTCGAATAACGGCAAGGGCTGGAAATTCTACGGACACGCGGACGGCTATTCCGTTCCCGCTCGCAATCATCGTCATGAAGTCCTTTGCGCGGGAACGGAATTCGCGACCAAGGCGGAAGCCGCTATGATGGCACGGGCGCTCAATCTTCCGGCTTATGCTATCTGGAACGGGCGCAAGCGTCGCTATGACGGACAAGGCGAGATTATTCGCGCCTATCCTCGCAACGCTAAGGATTTTGGCGGACTTCCCCTTGCAGGTATCAGAAAGGAATATTGACCATGACACGCGACTATTTCCTTTATTCCGACCCGCTTCCTGTTCGACTGGACGGGATGACACAAGAGCGCTGGAATTCCCATGCGCAGCGCGAAGCCATGCGGGATAATTCGCACCTCACTCCGCAATTGCTCGGGCTTGAAGGCTGGCGCGTTCGCGTCGTCGATATGGCTGGCGAAGTGCGGAAATTCATCGTCGGAAAATCGACCGGCTGGCGTCCGTGCCATTTGGAGTTGCAGCCGCGCACCGCGTGCGGTGATCCTGCCCGGTCGATCTATCAGGCCGTCGAGAAATTGGAGAAAGTGCGATGAATGTCGAGCCTATGCGCGTGCTGATCGCGTGCGAATTCTCGGGCATTGTGCGCCGCGAATTCGACAAGCTAGGGCATGACGTTTGGTCATGTGATATGCGCGACGCGGAGGACCGCAGCAATCGCCACATAAAAGGCGACGTGCGCGAAATCCTTGATTGGGGTTGGGATTTGATGATTGTCGCGCATCCCCCTTGCACGCGGCTTTGCAATTCCGGCGTGCGCTGGCTTTCGGAACCGCCGGGCAAACTCGGGACGGATTACACGGACGCGGAGCGCGCCGCTTATCCGCTCATGAGCCGCGACGAGCGCCTAGCGTTCATGTGGCAAAAGCTGGACGAAGGCGCGGAGCTATTTTCCGATTTGTGGAATGCGCCAGTGCGTCGCATCGCCGTTGAAAATCCGGTCATGCACTCGCACGCAAAAGAGCGCATCCGTGGATATCAGGAATTCGCGCAAACCGTGCAGCCTTGGCAATTCGGCGATTTCGAGCGCAAGCGCACTTGCTTTTGGCTCAAAGGATTGCCGCCGCTCCGCACGACATACAAGAGCGAAGCCGAATGCGCCGCAGCGCTCGGGCTCGACGGACGGCCGGTCAACCGCGTGCATTCGCTTGGATCAACCGGCGTGGATCGCTCGAAAGAGCGGAGCTGGTTTTTCCCGAGCGTGGCGAAAGCCATGGCGGAACAATGGGGCGGGTTTGCGCTCGGATGCGTGGAGATTGCCACATGAACCCTTGGCTGCATATCGCCCTCTATGTGATCGGCTTTCTTTTGCTGATTAAACTCTGTCAATGGATTTACGGACAATGAAGAAAACCGCAATCATCATGGCGCTAATCGGCCTTTTCATCGGTCACATAATCGCCGACATATATCTAGCTCATGAGCGGCCAATGCCGCGCTTGATCGCGCAAGGCTGTCAAGGCGCTGGCGGCGATTTGTGGGCGATGGAAGAAAGCGACTTCCCGACCAATTGCCAGAATATCGAGAGGTATTGAGCCGTGAACATTTTCGAGATTTGCGAGAAATTCCAGATTTCGCTCGCCAAGGCGCGACGCATGGAAAAAGCGAACGTGTTGCGGCTCGACGAAAACACGCCGGACGAAATTCAGGAAATCCGCCATTTGCTCATGCGAGGCCAGCCGCTTAGCGCGGCGCATTTGGTCGCGCTCGTGGAAAACCCAGGGTGGACGCTCGACCTAGGCCGTTATGCCGATAAGGCGCAAGCGCTCGTCGCGTCGCTCGGGAATGCGCTGGACGAGCGCGCGCCGCTTAGCGTGACCGCTTATATTGCGGACGCGGCAGGCAGCGACGACGCGGCGCAATTGGCTGTCATCAATTGGATGAAGCGGATTATTCCCGCTAAGCCCGTGCCGCATAATTTCGTCGCCGTGCGGCTGCTGCTAGGCGTGTCGCTGATCGATAGAAAGAACGACGCGCCGAGAATTCCCCGCGTCCTGCTGAATTGCCGCAAGCGCCCGGAATTTGCCGGATGGTGGCAACTGATCGAAAACGGAAAAAGAAATAGCACAATTTATTGCGCGCCGGGCAAAAAACCGTTTGACTTGTGACGAACCTTCCGTTACGTAAGGGTTATCAGAAACGCTTTAGACGGAGCGAAAAATGCGACACATAAAATTGATTGCTTGCTCGGATGAATATGACAGCGAGCTAGGTTTCAAAATCGAGGGCACGCCCGATTTTGAAGAATTCATGGCCGCTCGGGAAGGGCTGCTAATCGCTCATGACATTATCGAGCACCAGAACGGCATTAAAAATATGGGGCCGGTTTGGGACGAGCTAGAAGCTCTTGGGGCTATCTGGTATGTGCGAGGCCAATGGGGCGATATGATGACCTTACGCCCGAATTATCATTCGCCGCAAGTTAGCGTTGCGTCGGACGTGACGCGCATGTTTTCATCCTGGCAGAGCGAAGACGGTTATCTAGGGCCGAATGGCTTGCGCGTTGGATCGCGTCCGTCTGACTATGACGAGGATTTCCGGGAAATAACGTCTATCGCGGCAAAGGATATCCGGGCCGAGGTAAACGAGGAATTCGACCCGCACGAATTGCGCGAATATCTAACGCTTGCGCTTCATCGGATGCGCGCGGGATTTCGCAAGGCGCAA